TAAGACCTAGATTAATTATTATGTTGACTGACTAGGCAGACGGTATAGAGACAGCATAGTACAATGGCTATACACAAAGGAGAAAATTATGGCTAGAACAACGTTTAGTGGACCAGTAAGATCCTTAAGAGGATTTTTAGGTTCAGGTCCAGAAATGGCACAATCAATTTCAGGAACAGTTGATGGTGGAACAGACATCGCAGGAATTGATAAATACCAAGGTAAAATTATACAGGTCGGAAACGCTAACACTGTGTTTAATTTACCTTCAATAATCGACACATCAACTTCAGCAGTAGCAGGTGCAGATGATCCAAATTCTACAAATAGAGTTGGAATAAATTATAAGTTTGTGATCACTACAAGTTTAACGAGTTCAAACACATTCGTTTTGAACGCTGGAACTGCAGCAGGTAGATCAACAGCCGATGTATTTAGAGGTTGCGCATACTACAACAACACTGCGACTGATCCAGGAGCTGTAACTGCATTTAATGCGGGAGGCACTGATACTCTAACTTTAGATGCCACTACTAGAGGTGGTCTAGAGGGAACTGTGGTTGAGTGTCAAGCAGTTGACGGTTTAATATGGCAGATTACTGCATTACTAGTTGGTAATGGTACATTTGTTACACCTTGGAGTTAATAATTAATTAGTGGCTCCTTCGGGAGCCACATTAAAGGAGATTTATGAGTTTTAAAACCGATATACAAGCAACAAGATCAGACGCTGCTGCGGGTGCTTCAGCTATTATTGCTCAACCAATCAGGTTGAGAGGAATAATAATTGCTTCAAGTGGTGGAGGTGCAGGAGTTCTAGAATTGACTACAACCTCTAATACAGGAACAACTTTATTTCAAGCTGATGTTCCATCAGGAGATGTAATTAATTTTAATTTTCCAGAGGATGGAATTTTATTTCCAGAAGGAATATTCTGTAAAACAAAAACACATGTTACAGCATATACTTTGTTAACGGATAAATTTTCTGGACCGAACTTAACTACATCTAATAAATAATTTTAGACAATGTCTAATTTTAAAAAATTAGAGGCATTAAAAAGAGGTGGTGATGTTATGCCAGCTCGTAATAAAAAAAATTTTAGACCCACTGAAAAGGGTGCTGGTATGACACGTGCAGGTGTAGCTGCCTATAGACGTGCTAATCCAGGTTCAAAATTAAAAACGGCTGTAACAGGTAAAGTTAAACCAGGCTCTGCAGCTGCAAAGAGACGTAAATCATTTTGCGCAAGATCAGCTGGGCAAATGAAAAAGTTTCCAAAAGCTGCTAAAGATCCAAACTCAAGATTAAGACAGGCTAGAAGAAGATGGAAGTGTTAACATGTGTAAATTGCGGACATTCTTGTCATTGTAAAGGTGTTGGTCCATATTTTAATACTAACCAATGCTTGACAGTACCAAACTGTGGATGTTTAAATTGTGTGCATGAAATAATAAAGGAGAAGAATATGAAAATTATAGAAAAAATTAAAAAAATTATTGTTTGGCCATTTAAAAAGGTAAAACAATGGTGGCATACTTGGGGTTAAATGTATTTGGAGGATAGTCAGAATGGATTACAGATTTACAGCGGTGCTGATAATTTTATTATGTCTTCTGGCTATTTTTCTAGAACCTGGTTATATTAAGTAATGAGTAAAAAACCACTAAACATATCTGAAGAGGCAGCTGTTCAAATGCCCATGAAGACGGTTGCCTCTTTAATCGTCATCGTAGCACTTGGCACAATGGGCTATTTTCAAATTATAGAACGTCTTAATGTTGCAGACACCCGTATACAGATAATGGAGAAAGATCTTGAAGAAAATACAGAGTTTAGGATTAAATGGCCACGTGGACAATTAGGTTCTTTACCCGCAGATTCTGAGCAATTTATGATGATTGAGGATCTTTATAAGACCACGGATAAGATCAATAAACACGTTGAAGATATGGCGTTGAACAAAGTAAACATTCAATTTTTAAGAACACAGATGGATAAAGTTTTGGCTGATATTGAAAAATTAAAAGATGCTAATCGTGAGATTGGCTACAAGAATGGAAACTATAATGATTGAAAGTGTGGTAGCCCTCCTGATGTTTGTAAACGCAGAAATTAAAGAAGCCCGTTTACAGGTTGATGGTATGGCACAATGTTTACGTGGAAAGCGTCAAGCTGAAAGACAATATAGTGAAACCATTATGTATAAATGTTGGAAAGGTGACGCTGAGTTAGAACAAAATATTGATGGCTCTAAATCGATAAAAAAACTTATTATTGATTGATGGCATACTTAAATGCAAACATACCACCTATTTATTGTAAGATAAGAAAGGAATATCTTTATGATATGGACAAAAATTATAAAGGACAAAGTAGTGACTGTGTTATCTTTGGTCTTAGCTCTATTTCAGGTAGGGCTATCCTATTTAATATCATGTTACCCAACGGTGCGTGCTATTGGAGGTTGCCTATATCAGCGTTTTTCCAAAAACATCTTTCTAGATCCGAAGTGCCAGATATGCAGCCACACGAGCTTGAATTGTGGAATTGTTTTAGTTATTGGCCTAGTGTTCATTGCTTTGATTGGTTGGATGGTTTAAACGGAAAATATTTAGGATTAGATAAAAAATTTTATCATGGTAAATATTTATTCACAGTCGATTGGGCACATCCAGACACTAACATCTTGGATACTGAACACTCTGAAATACCTCAAGAACACAAGTGTGCACATATATTGGCTCTTAATAATGGTAATTATGCAGCTCAGCCTAATAATCGTTGTCTTTGGCACGTTAACAGTTATACTACTGATAGCTCTTGGCCTGACTATAAAGTCCAAACTACTTACTGGGATGCAGAGGATAATGACATGGTGACAGAAGACTCAGATAAAATGTTTTACAAAATGGAGAACAAAGATGAATCTAACACGTAATTTTACCCTTTCAGAACTAATTAAATCAGATACTGCTATCAGAATGGGCATAAACAATAACCCAAGTGCAGAACAAATAGAAAAATTAAAAGCACTTTGTGAAAATATATTGCAGCCAGTGCGTGATCATTTTGGCAGAGTAAAGGTTACCAGCGGGTTCCGTTCAGAGCAGCTTTGCCTAGCCATAAAAAGTTCGGTCAACAGCCAACATGCTAAAGCTGAGGCTTGCGATTTCGAATGTATAGGCACAGACAATGCAGAATTAGCTGATTGGATTCACAAGAACTTACCGTATGATCAGCTCATCCTTGAGTTCTATAATCCAGGTGAACCCAATAGCGGATGGATACATTGTAGCTATATTCCTGAACAACCAAGAAAACAATTCTTGCATGCATTTAAAAAAGAGGGTAAAACTAAATATGCACCTGTAATAGGTAAAGCTGTAGATTTAATATGAAAGACCCACTAAAAGGCACAGGCAAAAAACCAAAAGGTTCTGGTAGAAGACTTTATACAGATGAGAATCCTAAAGATACCGTTAGAATAAAATTTGCAACTCCTGCTGATGCAAGAGCTACAGCTGCAAAGGTTAAAAGAATAAACAAACCATTTGCTAGAAAAATACAAATTTTGACTGTTATGGAGCAAAGAGCTAAAGTAATGGGCAAATCAGGAGTAGTGAACATTGCCAAAAAAGCCAAAGAATCCATTCGCAGAAGCCGTAAGGTCTAGAACATTTCGTCTAAGAGTGCTATTATCTAAGAAGTTGTACAACCGCAAAAAGGAGAAACAAACTATTCTCAAAGCGGCCGCTAAAAAGGAGGATTGATGCCACTAAATAAAAAAGGCAAGAAGATAATGAAGGCTATGAAAGACCAATATGGTGAAAAAGAAGGTAAAGCTGTATTCTATGCCTCCAAAAATAAAGGCACTATAAAAGGTGTGGAAAAGAAAGTAATGAAAGCTGCTATGGGTAGAGCTGCATTTTCTGAGACAACATCAAAAGCTCCAGGTACAAAAATGAAAGAAGAACCGTACATAGGTTCTTATATGAAGTCTGAGTTAGCAGGAAAAAAAGTTAATAATCAATCTTTAGTAAATTATTATGGAGATATGCTGAAAGGATTTAAAAATGGCTAAAAAAGATATTAAGATTGTGGATTTAATAGATAGGTTTGGTAAAGCAAGAGTTTTAAAAGCTTTAACAAAAAGAAGATTTACTAATAAAAAAAGAGTTGAAGAGAGGAAAACAGGTCAAAAACATATGGGATTCAATAAAGGTTCTGGTGAGAACGGTGTTGTATACAGAGATAAAAAAGGTAAAAAAATTACAAAAGAAAAAGCTATGAAAGATTTTGATAGAGCAGACGCTGCTGAAAGAAGAGAAAGGGGAATGAGTAAACAGAAACCATATCCACCTGGAATGAATGTAGGTGGTATGACAGCTGGTGCACAATCTGCATTAGGAAGATTACAAAAAGCACAGATGATAAAAAATGAAAGCTATTCTGCAAAAAGATTTCCCTTAGTAGATAAAGAGGGTAAACCTAAAAAAGTTAAGCCACCTAAAAAAGAACCCTTTAGAGACAAAGGAAAAGGTGAATATAGAAAAATGAAAATAGGTGGTCTTGCTGATTACTATAAGGATATTATTTAATGGCAACATCAGGAACAACAGCGTTTAATCTTAACATAGATGACATAATTCAAGAGGGTTATCAAAGGTGTGGTCTGAGAACTAACTCTGGATATGATTTAAGATCTGCTAGAACAAGTTTAAATTTATTATTTGCAGAATGGGGTAATAGAGGTATACATTTATGGAAGGTCGAGTTAAACGAAAAAAGTCTAGTATCAGGACAGGCTGCTTACACAGTAAATGCAGATGTTAATGATGTGTTAGAGGCTTTTATATCATCTACATTAGCTGCTAGTGATAGTTCATCTACTCAAGACGTGTCATTGACAAAGATTGATAGATCAGCATATGCGGCTTTGCCTAACAAATTATCTACAGGCACACCATCACAATATTATGTTGATAGACAAAAAACACCAATAATTAATTTGTATCAAACACCAGATTTAAATACTTATACAGCGTTAAAATACTATGTTATTAAAAGAATTGAAGATGCAGGAGCTTACAGTAACGATGCGGATGTTGCGTACAGATTCTTACCATGTATGGCAGCAGGTTTAGGGTATTATTTATCAATGAAAGTAAACCCAAAATTAGTACAACAAAACAAACAAATATATGAGGATGAAATGAAAAGAGCACTAGATGAAGATGGTCAAAGAACATCAACATTTATTAGTCCACAATCATTTTATCCGTCAGGAGTATAATGGGAACGTACGCTACAGGTAAAAGATCTAAAGCCATATCTGACAGATCAGGTATGGAGTTTCCTTACGAGGAGATGGTAAAAGAATGGAATGGCTCACTTGTGCATTACACTGAGTTTGAGCCTAAGCACCCACAGATTAGAAGAAGACGAACTACTGCAGATGCTATAGCTCTTAAGGATCCTAGAGTAATTAAATTTCAACAACCCAGTCAACTATTTTTAAGAGATGGTGATGGCACAACTTCTGACTCAGGTGGTGCATCAGTTGGTGTAGCTGATTTAAGTTTGCCTGGACAATTTGCATTTAGAACACAAGAGTTTGCAATAATTAGGGATGGTGTAACAACTATTATGAACAGCATGATCCCAGAAGATCCATCTTTACAAAATGTAAGAAGACAAATTAGAGCTTCAGTTGGAAATGTAACAGTGAGTATAACGTAATGGCAATAACACATGCAAATTTTTTGACACAAGTAAGAGACTATACAGAAGTAGGTAACACTGTATTAACGGATTCTATCATTCAAAACTTTATTAGATCGGTTGAGTTAGACGTTGCAGGTAAAGTTGATTATGATGACACTAGAAAATATGCTACATCAACATTTACAGCAGGAAATAGGGCAGTTTCAATACCAGCTGATTCATTAGTATTAAGATCTGTGCAACACATAGGTTCTGGAGGCACAAGGACTTTTTTAGAAAAAAGAGATATAAGTTTTATATCTGAATTTAATGGGACAGGAAAACAAGGAACTCCAAAATATTTTGCTAATTATGATGCTTTTAACATATTAGTAGCACCTACACCTGCAGCTGCTGACACAATACAGATTAATTATATTAAAGATCCACCTGAATTTACTTCAACTAATCAAACCTTTTTAGCCAAATATCAAGAGTCTATGTTACTACATGGTGTTTTAGCTGAGGCTTATAGTTTCTTAAAAGGACCCGATAACCTATACAACCTTTATAAAGGTAAGTATAATGAAGAATTACAAAATTTTGCTTTACAACAAATGGGCAGAAGAAGACGTGCGGAGTATGATGATGGTGTTCCAAGAGTAAAAATACCTTCTCCATCTCCAAACACAACAAATTAATAAGGAGAATAAAATGGCAATAACAACCAATGCAATATGCAATTCTTTCAAAAAAGAATTGTTAGAAGGGGCTCATAAATTTCAAGCAGCTCCAAACGGAAGCTCTTTTAAACTCGCAATGTTTACTAACTCTGCAAGTTTAGGAAAATCAACTACAGGATATTCAACATCAAATGAAGTGTCTTCACCATCTGGATATTCAGCTGGTGGAAAAGCTTTAGTAAATGTTGGTACATCATTAGCAACAAATACAGCTATCACAGATTTTGCTGATCTTTCTTTTCAAGGTGTAACTTTAACTGCGAGAGGAGCTTTAATTTACAACACGACAATGGGTGGTGGTTCAAACACTACTGATGCCGTGGCTGTATTAGATTTTGGTGGAGACAAAACTGCAACTTCAGGAACTTTTACAATTCAGTTCCCTGCATTTACAACCTCTGCTGCTATATTAAGAATAGCGTAATGAATGGAATCTGTGACGGATGGCTAATACATGGGGAGCACTAACATGGAACACTGGTTTATGGGGCCAACAAGGTAACGTAAATCAATCCGTCACAGGTCAATCTTTATCTTCATCAATTGGAAACGAGACTGTTGCTGGAAACGCAACTGTAGCAGTTTCAGGAATATCTTTAACATCTTCTATAGGAGCAGCTAGTGGATTTGCTTCATTTACACAATCAGTAACAGGACAAGCGAGTACATTATCTCAAGGATCAATAGTGCCTGGCACTGGGGATATTGTAAATTTAACAACAGCTGGTTTACTTCAAACATCAATAGGCAATGAAACTGCTGAAGGTATTATAGAAGTTGGATGGGGAGGTGATGCGTGGAACATAAATGCTTGGGGAGAATTACAACCTTTTGAAAATGTAACAGGACAAGCTTTAGCAACATCCATAGGATCATCAACAGTAACTGCTGACGCTAACGTAACAGTTAGTGGACAAGCACTTGCTTCATCTATAGGAACGCAAACCTCTGGTATTTCTTTTGCAACAACTGTTACTGGACAAGTTTTAACAACTGGTATTGGTGAAGAAGTAATAGACATAGGAGTGCCTGTTACAGGTATCGCATCTTCAATGTCTGCAGGACAAACAACCATTGATCCAACATTTTTAATTGGTGAAGGTTGGGGTAGAGATACTTATGGAAATTTAGCTTGGGGTGTAAATTATTCGGTTAAAAATAATGCAGGTTTAGCATTAACTTCTGCAATTGGATCTGAAACAGCGTTTACTGATGTGGTAGTTACTGTATCTGGTCAAGCATTAACAACAACTTTTGGTACTTTCTCAGTACAAGTTGACCAAGATATTTCATTAACTGTGTCTGAACACATTATGACTTCTGCGATAGGGACTCAAAGTTTAGTTCAAACAACTACTGAACCCGTAACAGGACAGGTGGCAACAACTGCTATTGGAAATGCTGAAGCAGGTTTATTTTTAGGTGTTCCAGTAACAGGAGTTTCTTTAACATCATCAATTGGTACACAAACCTTAGTGCAGGGAACAGTTGAGCCTGTAACAGGCCAAGCGTTAACATCTAGTATTGGTACTATTACAGAGATTCCACAAGTAATAGTTGGTGTTTCAGGTATTGCAATGACTATATCTTTAGGATCCGAGGCTACACAATCAAATGCAAATGCTTTCCCTACAGGCATATCATTGACAAGTTCAGTTGGCAGCCCTAATATTACACCTTGGCAAGAGGTTGATTTAGGAGTTACAAATACTTGGACTACAGTTGATTTGGCTGCTTAGATAATGTAAAATATGAAATATTAAGGAGAATTTTTATGGCATCAACATTTTCGAGTGATTTAAAAATAGAATTGATGGCTACTGGTGAAAATGCCGGTACATGGGGTGATAAAACAAATACAAATTTAAACTTAGTTCAACAAGCAATCGCTGGTTATGAAGAGGTAGGCGTTGCATCGTCTGACGTAGCATTAGTCATGACTGATGGAACTATATCAAACGCAAGAAACGCAACATTAAAATTAACTGGAACTTTAGCTGCTAACAGAACAGTTACTGTACCAGATAGTATAGAAAAAGTTTATAATGTTATTGATGGAACTGACCACGCAGGTAACACGTTAACTTTTAAAACAGCTAGTGGAACGGGAGTTTTACTTTGCGAAGGTAATTGTTATGTTTTATACGCTGACGGAACTAACGTAGTAAAAGCAAACGAGTATAGAAAATGGAGAACGCTTACAGCTGCTGAAACAATTCAAGCTGGAGCAAAATTATTTATAGATACCTCTAGTGGAGCTTTCACAGTAACTCTTCCTGCATCACCTGCAGTTGGAGACGAAGTTCAATTTATAGATTCAAGATTTAACTTTGATACTGCAGCATTGACTGTTGGTAGAAATAGTGAAAAAATAGCTAATGCCTCTTCAGATTTAGTGGTAAATACAGAAGGTGCAGGATTTGAGCTAGTATATTCTGGTTCAAATGTTGGCTGGACTTACATGGAGAAATAATAATATGTCAAATTACGAAGCAACAAGATACGATTTTTCAGGAGCAAACCTTACAGGTATTGAAGGAATTCCTACTGCAACTATTGTGCCGTGGTCTTCTGCCTCAGTTCCATCAGGTTTTTTAGAGTGTGATGGATCAGCAGTTTCAAGATCTACTTACTCTGCGTTATTTGCAATTGTTGGAACAACTTACGGAGCTGGTGATGGTGCATCTACTTTTAATTTACCAGACTTGCAAGATAACGTTGCAATGGGTAAATCTGGAACTAAAGCGTTAGCATCAACTGGTGGAGCTAACACCGTCTCTATAACAGCGACAGGAAACGTTGGTGGATCAACTGCTAATGCTACGATCTCAACATCACAACTTGCCTCGCATAGCCACAGTGTACCGACAGTATCTCCTACCAACCCTGGAAGTAATATTGTAGCTAATCAAAGTGGAAACGCAGGTAGTAAAGGTACAACTAACACAGGGTCAGGAACAGGTCACTCTCACAATATGAGTGCAACCTTTACTGGAGATGCAGTTACTGGATCAGTAATTCAACCTTATTTAACCTTAATTTATATTATTAAAACTTAGGAGAAAAAATGGCAACTAATGCAACTTGGACAGTAATATTTGAAGACAAAGTAGTTATTAAAAATTATGCTGAAGGTGCTGATGAAGGTGTTGGATATGTAATAGACGATGATTCTTTTTGGTCTGATTCTAAATGGTCTAACATATGGGCTATTCAATATGGAACATCAAATCCTAGTGACGCTGTAGAATATAGAGATACTACTCCTCATTCAACTTGGGAAGATGCAGACCTAGGTAGTTTTCAAGATTTTATAACTAAATGGGACTCAGCGCACTTAGCTCAATTACAAGCTAATTGGGATGCTGACGTTAGAGATGAAGCTGAAAAAGGTGCAAGGCCTACTTCGTATTCATCTGAGTAAAAGCCAAGAAGTTAAAATATATTTTTTACCAGATATAGGTGGATTACCACGATGCACATAGGGAAAGGCTGCTGGCCAAATAACTATTCTACCTGTTTTAGGTTTTACTCTTTTTGAAAAATGTAAAAACTCTGTCTCACCACCTTCTTCAATATCATTCAAATAAATAGTATAGACAAAAGCTCTACACTCATTTTCATAACCTTGATTATGTTCTATATGCCAAACGTGATATCCTTGTGTAGGTAAAGTTTTTTGAATTTTTACTGTGGTATAAAAAAATTTTTCTTGATCATAAGCTGCAGTAGCACCTGTATTTTTATTGTAATGTTGCCAAGCTATATCAAAATTGAGTATTAAGGGTTTTAACTCTTCGTACCAAAACTTTAAATTACCTCCTCCAGCAAAAAACTGTTGATCTTGCATTTCTAGTATTGGTTTATTTTGTATTAACATTCTATCCAAAGTTTTGTTAAATTTGTGTTGATCCTCAAATAAACGGATAGCTCTATCACATTCATCCTTAGTTATATAATTATCATATACACCAATAAAATTTTCTATATTTACATCTTTTACTGCAGCCATGCTACGATACTATACCTTGTTCCTTTCAATATGGGTTCTATTGCGTGTGGATACAAAAAATTACTAGGAAAAAAAACTATAGAATTTTTTTGTAGTTTAATCCTTTTAACTTCCATGTCTTTTTGATCTGTAAACACTAAATGCCCTCCTTTATAATTGTCATTTAAATTTATGATAACACTCAATGATCGGGTTGTCGTGGTAAAATGATCAATGTGTATTTCATATTTTCCACCCACTTCATATTTTAATATATCAATTTGATTAATTTTACTACTTCTCATTTTTGGAAATTTTATTTTGTAATAGGCGTATAACCTTTCTATTTCTTTTTTTATCAAGTCCCAGTAAAATTTATTTTTAGGTGTGTTAAAGTCTAATTGATATCCCTTTACGTTTCTGACCTTTCTATCTATTAATTCACCACTTTGATCTGAGCCAACTTTAAGATTTTTCTTTGCTTTTTTGTCTATTAGTGAAACTATTTTTTTTGAAAAATCAGGGTTTACTATATTGTTTAATGATACAATGGCCTCTAAATGGTCCATATAACTATTGGAAAAAATGGTTGTGTTAACATCGTCAATAATATAACAGGTTCTAAAGTAATTCAAAGTATGAAATTAACATATTCAATACCAAAAAAAATATATTGGATAGAGAATTTTTTAGACAAAGATACATACAAAGGAATACACAACGCTATTATTAAAGAAAGAAATAAAATAAACTTAGCACCAGTAACAGGAAGTTGGTCAAAAAAATTGACCAGAGGATTGAAAGATCCTGAAAGAGTAGAAGTAAGTAATTATCCACCTTTTGAAAAACTTAAAACATTAGTGCAACATAACCCATTTGTAAGTTTGGATGATATTACCACCATAACTACTACTATCCATTTTATGAAAAAAGGCACAGGTATTAATTGGCATAATGATCATAGTTGGAAGTATGGAGCAACATATTATATAAATAGTAGATGGAATATTCATTGGGGAGGTGAATTTATGTTTGCGGCAAATGAGGGTCATGGTTTTTTACCGTACACCGGAAACTCATTAGTTATAGTCAAATCGCCATTAGACCACAAAGTTAACACAATACTTAGCCCTATAATGCCTAGAATATCAGTCCAAATCTTTATGCGGTAAAATAAATATGTTATAATTATCTATGCCATTAACAAACGTACAGATTAGACCAGGTTTTAATAAACAAGTTACCGATATAGGGGCTGAGGGCCAATGGATAGATGGTGATAATGTAAGATTTAGATATGGTCTTCCAGAAAAAATAGGAGGTTGGGAGCAACTAACTAGCGAATCATTATTAGGAGCTGTCAGGCAACAACATGTGTATGCCGATTTAGATGGTAATATTTATGCAGCTCTTGGAACTACTAGAACTTTAATAATATATTATGGAGGTGCATTCTACGACATAACACCTTTAGCGACAGCTATTACTGGAGCAACTTTTACTACGGTAAATACCAGTCCAACTGTGACTGTAAACAAATCTACACATGGTTTAGAGGCAGGTGATATATTTACTTTTACTTCGGTCACGCCACCCACAGGGGCTGGCTACACAGCAGCTAATTTTACAGAAAAACCTTTTGAAGTTGTGTCAGTACCAACCATAGACACGTTTACAATAACAATGGCTACAAACGCAGGCACTAGTGTTTCAGCAAGTGGTGCTGCAACTATAAACCCATATGAAAAAGTAGGTCCATTATCTCAAACAGCGGGATACGGATGGGGTACGTCTACATACGGTGGAGCATCAGGTGTAACTAATACTTTAAATGGTTTATTACAAGACGACACAGCAGGAACAGGTGGCTCAGGCACTAGCATAACACTTACATCCACGACAGGGTTTCCGACCTCTGGGGTAATTAAAGTGGGCGCAGAATTTATTTCTTATACTGGTATATCCACAAATGATTTAACAGGTATCACGAGAGATGTTGCAGGAACAAGATCCGCACACTCCTCAGGAGCGTCTGTAGAGTTTTTTACTGCATGGGGTGAAAGATCTTTGACATCAAATGTAATCTTGGATCCTGCAGCATGGTCTTTAGATAATTTTGGACAAATATTAATAGCTACAGTTAAAAATGGAAGAACGTTTGAATGGAATCCAATAGCCTCAACACCAAATGCTCTTACCACTAGAGCCACATTGGTAACAAATGCACCTACATCATCAGTTATGACTCTTGTTTCAGATAGAGATAGACACTTAATAGTTTTGGGGACAGAAACAACAATAGGTTCATTTAACACGCAGGATAAAATGTTTGTAAGATTTTCTGATCAAGAAAATATAAATGATTACACACCTACATCAATAAATACAGCAGGTACTTTAAGACTAGACTCAGGCACAAGAATAGTAGGTGCAGTAAAAGGTAAAGACTATATATTAATACTAACTGACACCTCTGCATATGTAATGCAGTTTGTTGGCCCACCTTTTACTTTCTCATTAAGACAAGTTGGTTCTAATTGTGGTGCGATAGGACAAAATTCCATTGCTTACATTAACGGTGTGGTTTATTGGATGGGTCAGTCTGGTGGCTTTTTTGTATTTGACGGAACAGTTAAATCATTACCATGCCTTGTAGAAGATTTTGTTTTTACTAACAAAGGAGATAATTTAGGTATAAATTACAATAGTGGTGAATTAGTTTATGCTGGTTTAAATAATCTTTATTCAGAAGTAAATTGGTTTTACCCTAAATTCGGTTCAGATCTTGTGGATCGTATTGTTACCTATAATTATGATGAAAATATTTGGACAACAGGAACTTTAGCTAGAACTACTTGGCAAGACGCAACTTTGTTTGATGTGCCTTATGCAACAGAATTTAATTCTACGGGAACCCCTACGTTCCCTGTGGTTCAAGGAGTAACTAACTCAAACGGATCTACTTTGTATTATGCTCATGAGGTTGGTAATAACCAAGTGGATAGTGAGGGTAATAAAACAGCTATTGCAGCATTCATTCAATCTGGGTCTTTTGACTTAGATGTTGAGGGTAATGGACAATTTTTTATGTCTATGAGAAGATTCGTACCAGATTTTAAATTGATAGCTGGAAATGCTCAGATTACAATTAATTTAAGAGACTTTCCAACGGACACCGCAAACTCATCACCTCTGGGGCCATTTACAATTACAAGTAGCACTGATAAAGTGGACACTCGTGCTAGATCTAGGTTTGCAAGTTTAAAAGTTGAAAACACTGCTACAGATGAGAGTTGGCGATATGGCACGTTTAGAGCAGATATACAACCTGATGGACAAAGATAATGATTACTCCTAATGCATTAACTAGAACTGGCCTGATATCAACATCACCTACAGGACTAACGACAAGATTTTTAGCTAATAGAGATGGACGTTTTGTGCCAAGAGAGATGAATGTATTTCAACAAAGATTTGATCAAACTGCTGCTCCACAAGACTTAACTCGAGTACAATCAGATAAATTTGGTTTAGCACAATTAAGAGATAGCAGTAAAAACCTAGTTAAAAATAAATTGTTTCAAAGACTTACAGATTTTAAACCACCAAGTCTAATGTTGATGTCCGAATTTTTACCTGAAAGAGATCCAGTTATGGATCAAGTAAGTGATTATTTTTCTGGATTATATGGACTAGATAATATAGGTCGTATTGCAAAAGGTGATTTAATGCAAGGTTATAATCCTATATCAGGTGGTGGATTGTACACACTTACTGGAGGTAGACTTGGTCAAGAACCAACAATAGGCCTTGATAGAGCTTACCAAAAAAGAATAGATACCATTCGTAACGTTGGTATACCTAGATTATTAAGAGCTGGTAAGGATCCAAGTAATTTGCAAAAAAGGTTAAATGATTTGATTGCAAGACAAGCTAAAGATAACGCTGCAGTGCAATTAATAAAATTAGCAAATGCAACACCTAAACAAAAACAAACCATAAGTGATTTTCAAGCTGGAAATGTAAACGTGGGTATGCCAGAACAACCAACAGGAGGAGCAGGTCCTAATGTTCCTACTCAAACATTTGCAGCTCCAACCCAACAAGGTCAAAGTCCAAGAGGCAGTATGACGACTGGGTTAGATATACCTGATAGAGGTAGAAACAGGTAAACATGGCAAAAATTAGTATTACAGTCCCTGAACCTAAAGAAGAGTACGAGCCCTCAAATCAAAGACAAATTATTGAGGCGATAGACACCTTAAAAAATCAATTAAATTTTTCTTTTCAGTTTGACTTAAAAGAAGAACAAGATAGTTTTAACTGGTTTATAGGATGACAATTCAATATAAAAATCAAGGTATAAATTTAGATTCGACAGGAACAATAAGTGTTTTGACTTGTCCTACAAACGCCACTATTCTTGTGAAACAAATACAAATAAATAATGGATCTGGTAGTTCAATTAATTTAAATGTCCAGGTCACAGATTCTTCAGCTTCTGCTACCTTTAGAATTTTTAACGAATCCGTAACAGGATCAGCCACTAAAGATATAATTAATTATACATTAGTTTTAGAAGCAGGTGATATTTTAAAAATGACAGCAGGCACTGCAGATGAATTTCAAGGTATCATATCTTATGCACTGTTAGATAGATCACAACAAAATGGATAAAAAAATTAATTTTAATTTTTTTCATTGGGGACCTTTTTTGTACAAAACGCTAATAACAGCAGAGGAAATGAAAAAAATAAATAGCTTATGTAGTAAAAAAAATAACGATTATAGAAAAAATTTAGCAGGAATAATTAAACATGAACATGAAATAGAATCAAAAAAAATTTTTCCAATTCTTTATCCTTATTTTCAAAGTTATTTTAAAGCTTTTGGTCAGCACTACAATCAAATAGAAGGTAAAAATTATGGTAACAAAATTGAACTTAAATCTGCTTGGGTAAATTATATGGTTGCAGGAGAATCTAATCCATTACATATACATGATGATGATATATCTTTTGTATTATTTACAAAAATCCCTAAAAATTTACTATCAGAATATCGAAATAATGTTGGAAATGCAAAACCTGGGGCTTTGAATTTTAGATATAGTTTAAGCTCTGGTAATTACGAAATATCCCAACATTGCTTTTTTCCAATAGTAAGAGATTTATTTATTTTTCCAGCTAATTTACATCACTATGTAAATACATTTAAATCTAAAGGAGAGAGAATATCTGTGTCTGGTAATATTAAGGTAACTAATGGCTAAACGAAAATTTACTAATTTTGTACCAAGACCGAAACCTAGGAAAAGACCTAGAAGGCACAAAAAAAGGCTTTCAAAAGGAGAGAAAAGAGATTATAAGAAGTACAACAGACAAGGACGATAATTATGAGTAATGAACTACCAAGAATACCTGCAGAAGCAAAAGAAATAATCAAACACAAAAAGACAGGCCAAGTTTACGAATCTAAGGCTGCTTTTGATGCAGATGTAGCAGATCCCAATACTGATACAACTGATGAAGATTTTTCTCAGCACGTAGAGATTACAGTTGCAAAACTTACTCTGTTTGGCAGCACAAAAAAATAATGCAACCGAGAGGCGGCACAGAGTTACAACTAGAGATGTTGTATAAGCACTGTGATAATTCTTTATTAGAACAAACACAAATCTGTACATCTATACCTGGTAAAGTTCCTTTAGATCCAAATAAACTCAATATTCTTTGGCAAAAAAATTCTTACGATCAACCAAATCTTTTTGATTTTTTTAACGACCCTAACAGACATAAAGATTATGATTGGTATGTATTTAATTCACATTGGAATTATGAAAAATTTAGACATTACTTCAAGATACCAACTGAAAGAAGCATGGTAATAAAAAATGGTTGTTATCATTTCCCAAAAAGAAAAATTTATAAAAAAGGTGAGCCAATAAAATTAATTTATCATTCAACACCATGGAGAGGTCTAAGTGTAATTCTAGGGGCAATGCAATACATACAAACGCCAAATGTAACTTTAGATGTATATTCAAGCACAAAAATATATGGGGAGGAGTTTTATAAAGAAAATGATCACTTATACAAACCATTATTTGACCAAGCAGAATATTTAGATAATGTTAATTACTTAGGATATAAACCACATGAGTATATTTTAGAAAGAATAACAGATTACCAGATGTGGACACATCCTAGTGTGTTTGAAGAAACGTTTGGGATTGGTGCATTAGAGGCAATGAGTTCTGGACTGTATTTAATAACAACTAATTATGGAGCCTTATTCGAAACGTGTTCTGAGTGGCCTATATATGTGAATTATACAAACAATTTAAAATTTCTAGCTCAAAGATTTGCGCATGCTATTGATATGGCATGTCAATCACTACATCAGGATTATATACAAGAGCATATTGAAGAACAGCAAAAGTTTGCTAAAAGGTTTTATTCGTGGGAGAAGAAAGGAAAAGAATGGGAATCATTTTTGAAAGGAGCTTTACATGAGCGACAACCCACAAGGCTATGATCACGATGAGGTAAGAAAACCGATTTGGAAAGAAAAGCCACAACAAGAACATAAAGTCTATACTAATGAAGATACCTATCAGACTATAAAAGAAATAAAAAATACTACTAATGAGCATGGTGATTTACATTTATTCATAGCTACACCATGTCATTCAGAGGTGTCAATGCATTATGTTAATGCAATTATTAGTTTAACAAAGGCATGCCACAAAAGAAACATACCCATAGAATTTTCCTTAATAAAATCATCCTTAGTAACACAAGGACGTAATCTTTGTGTCTCTGCTTTTTTAGATTCAAATGCTTCTCATTTAATGTTTATTGACTCTGATATATTTATAGATCCCTCTACTATTTTTAAAATGGTAAAAGCTGACAAAGATGTTATTTCTGTACCATATCCTTTAAAAGCTTTTTTATGGGATAAGTCATTCAAACAAATGAAAGATGGTGTTATTCAAACACCAGAACAATTAGCACAAGCAGGTAATACTTATCCAATGAGGGTGCCTGATAAAGGAGACATTCAAATCAATAACGGGGTTATAGAGGTAACACACAGCCCAACAGGTGCCATGTTAATCAAAAAGTCAGTATTTGAAAAATTAATAAAAGCGTATCCTCAGAAAGAAATAAAACAAAATACGGTAATAAATAGCAAGTTAGTGCTTAAAAAGAATATGTGGAATTTTTTCGATACAATACATGACCCAATAGATAAGACCTATTTAGGGGAGGATTTTGGCTTCTGTAGATTATGGAAAGACATTGGAGGTAAATGTCATGCCTATGTGCTTGATGAAATAACACACGTTGGAGAGCATCAATATACAGGTAAATTCGCTGATGAGTTGATAAAGATTAAGTAAAATGGTATCATTAACAACTTATATCTAAAAGGAGAAAATTTTATATGCCCATTCAAGCTTTATTACCAGTAGCATTAGGAGCATTAGGAGCGTATCAAGGATACAGAAGTGCTAAAGAAAGCGGAGCTGGAGGAATAGGTAGATTATTAGGCGCAGGTTTAGGAGGTTTTGGTGGTTATACGATGGGGACATCTTTAGGTGGTATGTTTCCGGGCCAAGCTGCTACAGGCTCTATGGCTGGTAATGTTTTGAGAACACAAGGAACAAACCCATTACAAGCTCAAAGATTAGGTAGTGCAGCTGCAGAAACAATTAAGTTAGGTGGTGGCCCAACTCCAGCAAAAGGAAATTTATTAGATGTATTTTTTAGAAAAAGTCCTGGAGGTGAAATAGATCCACTTAAATTAGCATTGACAACAGCAGGTGGTGCGTTTGTATCTGGTGCTTTCAATCAAGGGCCTACAGATATTTTTATGCCAGGATATAACATGAGTTATCTTGAGCTTGCAAATCAAAGAGGTAATTTTAGATACATTGACCCAGAGACTGGAGAAGAAAAAGAATACAGCACAATTTATAAACCAGAAGAACAAGGTTTAGGAGACAGAAGAATTGGTTCATACTCAATGCCTGTGCAAAGGCTTAACACAGGTGGACTTGCATCAATTAACAAATTTAATGAAGGTGGTATAAATTATTTACCTTCAAAAGTTTCACATGACGAAAACGATTCTAATAACTACGTAAGAGCAAGTGGTTATGTGGAAGATGGATCAGGAGCAGGAGATAAAGACGAAGATACGATGTTAGCTCAATTAGCAGACGGAGAGTTTGTAACAAGAGCAGATGGTGTATTAGGCGCAGGTATCATAGCTGGAGGAAATCCAAATAGCATTAGAGATATGAGAGAAAAAGGTGCCCAATACTTTTATGAACAACAAAGAAGATACAAACGTGTATTTGATTTATTAAAGGGAAGTAATGGCAACGCTAAACAAAAAGAAAATTAAACCATTAGTAAGTGTTTTACCTATAGAGCCTAAAGACATAGAGAGGTTTTGGCCACTTTGTGAGTTTATGGTAGCTGAAGCTTTAGCTTTTTCTGGTAAATATGCTGATCCAGAATTTATTTTTAGAGAATTAAAAAAAGATGTAATGCAATGTTGGATAATGTTTGGTTCTGATGAAACAGAAGAGAATAAAGTATTTGGCGTTTGTATTGGACGAATAGCAGAATTACCAAATTATAGACAATACGAGATAGTTATCTGCACTGGTAAAAGAAGAGAGTTTTGGGAGACACAACTTGTAAACCAAATTACAGAATTTGCTAAACACAACACATGTAAAAGATTAAGTATAATGGCAAGACCTGGTTGGGAAAGAGTATCAAAACAATGGGGTTGGAAGAAAAAACATGTACAACTAGAGAAGTGGTTATAATATGAGTTTTTTTGGAGGAGGAAGATCAGCAGCACCGAGTACACCATCGCCACAAACATCGATTGTGAGGGAGGCACCTGGAATAGAGGAACGAAAAATAGAATTGATGGATATTGCAAGACAGGTTGCGCAAGATCCTATAGATCTTCCTGATATTCAAGTTGCACCTTTCTCTGGCCTAGAGCAACAAGGTTTAACAGCTGCAGGTCAAACAGGAGTTGGTGCACCAACTACCACAGCTGGTATCGGAGCAGTTTTAGCTGCACAACAGGCAGCTGGTCAAGGACCAAACATAAATCAATTTTTTAATCCATATCAAGATTTTGTAACTAATGAAATTTTAAGACAAGGTGCTGGAATGCAAAATCAACTAGCTGCTCAAGCCGTTAGAGCAGGAGCATTTGGTGGAGGAAGAGAAGGTGTGCAACAAGCAGAATTACAGAATAGAATTTTAGATGCAGTGGGAAGATCAAGACAAGCAGGTTTCAACACAGCACTTGGAGCAGCACAAAGACAACAAGCTCAGGAAATAGCGACTGATTTATCAGCAGCACAACAATTAGGTGGTTTTGGCCAACAGCAACAACAAATGGCTCAAGCAGATATAAATCAATTAATGGGTGCTGGTGGTGTTCAAAGACAGCTTGCGCAAGCAACTTTAGATGCACAAAGACAATCACAATTACAACAACAATTTGAGCCTTTCCAAAGAGCTGAATTTTTAGCAAACTTATATGCAGCTGGACCTAAAACACAATCAGGTGTTACCATGGCAACAAACCCAACAACAAGTCCTTTAGCTCAATCAATAGGGACAGGATTAGGAGCATTCGCAGCATATCAAGGTGCAAAACAAACATAGGAGGGAAATGAATAAAGTTTTAAATAGACCTATGTTTCGACAAAAGGCTCTGAAACTTGGAGCAATAAAACCTATTCACGCACAAACTGGTGTAATGGTTGGTGCACCTACTAGGGACATAAGAGGTGGAAGATTTAGACCACCTGCTATTAATAGAGCAGGATTTTTCGATAGACAAATCAGACCTAGAGCACAAAGATTTGCAGGTATGGCTGGCAAAACTATTGCTGATGTAAAAAATTTTCCTACAAGCGCAGTTGGACAAGTTACTAGACCGAATGTAAAAGTGCCTTTTGGAATGGGAGGAGGACTAGGTGGTTTATTAGCTGGTACTGGATTATATCAAGGTGTTTCAAATGTAACTTCAAAATTAGGTTTTAAAGATGATAGTCTGCTTAAAGCTGGTATAGATTTTGGTGTATCTGGTTTATTATTTATGAACCCTTACGCTAGAGCTGCGGGTTTAGCTTATGGTGGATTTAATTTAGCAAGAAGTGCTTTAGGTGCAGGCGTTGATTATGTTGCACAAAAGCCACCGGGTACTACAAAAGAAGCCTTAACAGTTGATACAGGTGGACCTATAGTTGAGGAGGGTTTACTAGAAGAGGGTATTAAAAATTTATTTAAACCAATTGATGGATCTAAAAAAAGAAGAAGAGATCCTAAACGTAATGTAATGGTGCAAGAGCAAATTGCAGAAAACAGACAAAAATTAATTGATGCAGGTTTAGAAAATTTATTACCTGAAAATAGATTTAAAGGCAGAAGAGGTGCCGTATTAAGAAGACAAGAATTATTAAAACAAAAAAAAGCAGCCGAAACTGCATCTCTACCTCAAGAGCAAAGGAATAATATTTTAGCATCAGAGGGAGATCAAATAGCACAGAATGCTACTGAAGAGGGCGGAGCTGCTAATTTAAATGTTATTCAAGAAGATGGAATAACAAATTACCAACAAACACCAGAGGAAACTAGAGAGCAAGGAGAAGCTATAGGTGAGGCATTAGCAAAATTAAATCAGGCACCTTTAGGAGAAACGACTGAAAAAGATAAACAGCAACAAGAAGAAGACGGTGACAACAATATTAATTTTGGCGGTCCCTCTAATGATCCACAATTTAACAAAACTATTCAATTAGCAAAAAAATATTACGATGAATTAAATAAAGGTCAGGGTTCACAAGCTAACCTAGTTTTCTTAGCTAATTTAGCCTCAGGTTTACTAACAGGAACAACTAGAAAAGCAGGAGTGGGCGGTGCTCTTGAAGTTTTAGGTCAAGCTTTGGGACCTGCGGTAAATAATTTTGTAACAGTAAAATTAAAAGAAGGTGAATTAAGAGCTAATATAAGAGAACAATCTCTTTCAGCAGCTTTAGACCATATGAAGTCTTTAAACACTGCTGCTAAAATAGATTACCCTGATAGAACACCTGGTGTATTTCAAGCGTTAGATCCAAATGGTGAATTAATAAACTTTTTTGGTTATCAGTTAAAAGATGGAACAGTGCAAGCACCTAGAGGTGAGATGGTAAATGGTAGAGAAACATTTGTCACCGTACCACAACAAGGTACTTTTAGTTTTCAAGGAATAAATGGACTTCAATTTAGTAAGTTTAGAAAACAAGCTGAATTTACAGGTTCATTAGCTGACATTCAAGACACACTTCTAAATAGATACAAAGCCTTTGCTACTACTCAAGATGTATTAAGAACTTTAGATCAAAAAGGAGCAAAAGCAGGTATTGCATTAACATTTGATGCTACGTTAAGAAGATTAGGAGAGGCTGGATTAGATTTAATAGGTAGAGATACAGCGTCTGCAAGTTTAGAAGAAGCTGAAGAATTTGCAGAACAACTTGCAGTCGATGAAAAACGACAGTTAGATAAGGCTTTAGAATTAGGACAAATAACAGAGTCTGAACACGAGGCAGGTTTAAAAAGAATTGACTATAAATCTTTAAAAGATCAAGCACTAGATAGAATTAGGGGATCAAAAGGATTCTTATCAGGCCTAACTAGGCCTGAACAAGAAAGATTAGCTGTACAAGAAGTTACTCTTGTTTATGCACTTGCTAATACATTTAAAGATCAAGACAGATTAACACAAAGAGATATTAACGCTGCGAGAGAAATTGTGAACATATTTTCTTTAACTAGAGGTTCTGCTGCTGTAAGAGATTCAATTAAAGCTATCTCTGAGCAATTGAGACAGGACATTTTAAGAAATGAAAGAAACTTTACAGCCACTGGTGGTTTGTTTAGCACTTTACAATTTTTAAGAAAATCAGAACAATTTACTCCAGATTCTGCATTTCAAATAGAGCAAAGTTTATTTGGTGCAATGGGAGAAAAAGAGTTTCAAGATGCTTTTAACAATGCATTTGGAGGTACTCAATAATGTCTTTAGAAATAATACAAAAACAAATAGACGAAAAAACTTTAGATCCATCAAAATTAACTCGACAACAAAGGGCTTTAATTGATGAGGCTATAAAAAGAGGTTTAATAAAAGGACCTACAATGGGACAATTACAATTGCAAAGAGGTTCCGCTGCAACAGACATAGCTATTATGGATGCTGCAGAAAAAAATCCGATTGGTACTCAATTACAATTAGAAGACTCAAACTTAAAAGGAAGAAATGAAGCTATATTGGGTGGTGACATAACAGGATCAATAGTTCCTTATATTTTAATGAGAAAAAAAATATTTAGTGCTGCAAAATCTAAAGTGCCTGGAGACAAAAATACTGGTCTTTTTGCAAGAACAAATTATTTTAGAAACGCAGCAAATAATCTTACTCAACGGCTACCGGGCAGATTTAAATTATTCGGTGGTGTTATGCAATTGTTAGCAAGAGGAGCAGATCCAACTGTAGGGAGGCTCTTAAAAAGTCCTTTAGGAAGGGCAGAAATGTATTCTGTATTAGGAGGAAGTGCAGGGGCAGGAGCTGGTTCAATTACTTATGATATATTAAATGAAACTGCTGGTATTGCGGCCATGGATGCTATCGCTTCAGATCTAGAAAACATGAGTCCAAGAGAAGTTAACACAGATATAATGGCCAATGCATTAGACGCAACATTCACAGCGGCAGCTTGGAATGCAGGAGCTGCAACTCTTACTCCGTTAATATTAAAAGGTTTTGGAAAGGTTGGTAGATTAGCAATCGGTGCAAAATCAAAAGATGCAAAACAACTTGTCAACATTGCCAGAGATAAAGGAGGATTACCGATTCCATTAGTTATGACAGCTAGAGAGGGAGTTGGATTATTAGGTGGTTTTGCAAATAAGTTTTTTAAAGTTCTTGGTATAATGCCTTTTGTAAATGGTATAGGTAGGGAAGCTCTCCAAGGTGCTGAACAAGCTGCAGGTAAACAATATTTAAATACAAGTGTTTTAAACTATGGCCCATTGATCAAAACAGGAATGTTATCATCAGTATTATTTAAACAAGCAGACGAGGCTTTTAAACAAAACTCTGCTTTAATTAATGCATCCTACGCAGGTTTTGAATCATTAGCGAACGTAATAGGTAATCCAAGATTGATACCACTAGAAAAAACTAAAAAATTTGCAAAAGAAATGGTTGATGAGTTAGCTATGTCCTTTCCTGGTATTAAGGAATATGCAGAAGATAAATTTGGTAGAATAGACATGAAAGAGTTACAAAAATTAGCAGGCGTATCAGATCCTTTAGCTTTGTTTTATAGAATGACTAATCAATTAGGAGATTTTGTTACACCTAAAGAATACAAAGGTTTGATTGGTCAATTAAATGCAGCTATAGAAAAAACAGCTTATCAAAATATAAGACCACAATTGTGGACAATCAGAGAAGCTTTAGAAAATGATTTAAATTCTTTTGGTGGTAAAATTACAAAAGAAAATTTTTTAACAGATGAGGGAATAAAAGCAGCATACG